AATAAAAAAATTTTTTCTAAGGTTTTTTCAAACTTTTTTCTTAAGTGCTTGGAAATGAACAAAATAAAAACCCGGGTTTTTATGCCCGGGCTTATTAGGTTACTGAAAATCTTTTATTGCCGAAGATTCTGGTGAAATCTCTGGCCGTTTGTCCGAATCTGGTACAAGGGTCGGCTTCCCGGCTGGTTTGCATACCAAATCTGAGTAGTCTACGTCGAACTCTTTCTTCCCGACCAGTTTTTCTACGGCTGGGATTCCGGCTAATTTCTTGATCATGTAGTCAGATTCTTCGAACTTTTCCGCAAGTCGTTTTTCAACCAAGGACTCATCTGTCCACTTCCGGATAGACCTACCTTCTACGAGCTTGAATCCCCTGAATTTATGGCCATTGATTGCCTCGTTGGTCACATAGTCCACCAATGAACTAATCCAGTCCTCAAGTTGCGGGATTCTCGAATATGCCTCCGCAAGTTCTTCTGGGGTCAGTTCTGTGACCGGCTTCTTTGCAAATTCCGAAGTCTTGGATGCTTCAACCGCCATGGCTTTGCAAACCGGTTTAATCCTGCAGAATTTGCAATGGTCACCGGCTTTTTGTTCGCCAAGTCCCTTCGATGCAAGCATGACAGCCGGTGCTACAATGTCCCCGGCCCATTTGAATAGCTCATCCTTCTTGATTGAATAAGAATTTATGTGGTTTATTCGTGGTTGAACTATTGTCATCTTGATTATGTTTGCGTCGAACATAAGCTCAAATTCCTGAGACAGACCTATTGCATAGAGCATCATCTGAGGGTTGTCCTTAGCCGGAACCTCAACGCCTTTCCCATACTTGAAGTCGATTACGTTGATGGCGTCATCACCTATTATGAGGGCGTCGGCTGTTCCGAATCCCCCTGGGACCAGAGATGAGAAATCTACTTTCTTTTCAAAGAAAATTTTGGCATCCGGGGTCTTCGACTTAGTCCCCTCGAACAGCCGGACAACTTCCCCAACATAAACCTCGGCATGTTCCATCATTTCTTCTTGGTACAAAGGTTTCTGCATGAGTTCAACAATTCGGTCTTGGTACTGCTTTACGGACAATTCCCCGAACTTGAACCGGAGTTTCGCCTCGCATACCTCATGGGCCAGGGTCCCTTCGTCGGCATAGACCGAAGACTCATCGCCATGCTCTTTCTTCCACTGTTCTTCCAGTTTGGCACTCGGCGGGCAGTTAATCCACCGATGTGCCCCCGAAGCAGACAGGAGAGCATGCTTCCGTTCTGAATGGTTCTTCACTGTTCCCATGTTAGTCAAGGTTTTGCATGAAGGCCATAAAGTCTTGGTATTTTCCCAGCTCCAACATAGTCACGTTGTTAGCACCAAGCTCAGTAAGCTTGTCCTTTATCTCTTGTCTGTGGTTACTTACCTTAGACGCGAGAAGGAGTCTGACCTGTTCAATAGTTATGACTTTTTCCTTGGGTTTCTCGTCCGGTTTTTCATCCATTGGTTCTGGCTCCGGTTCTGGTTCGGGGTTTTGGACTTCGGCTTGTGATTCTGCTGGTTTCGGAGTTCTTGGCTTTCTTGGGGCCTTTGAACCCGGTTGCTCTTCAGCGCCGGATGTTTGACCATCCACGGGCTGTTTCGGAGCCTGTGCTACTTCGTTTGAATTTTGGAGCAAGTTTACTAATGTCTTCAACTGCTCTGCGTTCTGTGTGTCTACAGAAAGCTCGATTGTTACTTTTACCATACTGCTATTAATGTTATTTAATTATGAAATTATTTCCTCAAGTTTGCTGATGTATTCGCTAATCTGTACTCCAGGGGAGAAGATTACGTCTTCAAAAAATAACGAGTCCTCCTTGAACACACGTGTGACCCAGGTCTTCGTATTAAGTTCAGCACGGAACTTTCCTTTCCTGAATATATGTACAGAGTCGGCCGTTTTGTACTCCGCCTTCCAGGGCTTGAACAATGAGCAGACGTCCACTCCCAAGATTGCCGCGAGTTTTTGTATCTGAATCACATTGAACTGTCCGTTCCCCTCTAACACTCTTTTGAGAGAATGCCCCGGGAATTTCTTGTCGGGGTAAATCTCTTTGCCTACCTCTTGGAAAGTCTTTCCTGACGAGGCGATTAGTTGCTTAATTCTGTTATTCATATCTTTTTAATTTGTCGGTCCAAAATTACACCCTTTTTCTGAAATAAAAAATTTTTCTAAGGTTTTTTCAAACTTTTTTCCCAAGTTAGTAGTAGACAAGCATTTATATTTCCAAGTCTATACCTCTTGCAATCCGGTACACTTGCCGGGTCAGTTCTGCATCGTAAGATGCGTCGTGGAGTCTGTGTTCGTCAACACATATCCCGAGTTCTTTCACTACAGTTTCAAGTCTAAAGTCTTTCATCAAGATTCTTCTTTCGCCCTCAAGGTACACGGATGCAAGCGTCATCGTGTCTTGTGAATCAGACCAGAAATAAGAGCCAAAGTAGTTGTCCCCGTTCAGGAGGAACCAGCTCCGAAGGAAGTAGTCGTCGAAGTATCTGTTGTTATATCCAACAAGCCAAATCTTGTCATGCCTGTCGAAACGGTCTACGTATTTCTTCAGAATCCGGGTGAACTGCGTATGTGCCGACTTCGGGCTCTGGTATCTGGCCAAGTCTTCCACTGATATGTTGCAGACCGCCAAAGCCTCTTTCGTCACTGAAAGCCCGGGGACAACCCCGGACTTTATGTCAAAGGATTCTGTGACTTCCCCATCCACCTCGACGATTCCGGCTAACTGGTGGATGTAGTTCTTGTTCGGGTCAAGCCCGGTTGTCTCAACGTCATAGAAAATTCTTACCATTTCAAAGTCCCCCATAGTTTATATATTGCAAATATGCAGATGACGCCGGCAAATAGAGCCGCCAGGGCTTTTATTTCCCCTGCGGCCATATAAACCATCGCCGTTGCAAAGAAAAAAGCTCCTGCGCAAAGAAACGCAAGCAAAACGATGCATAGTGCAAAGAATTTAATGAAGTCCATATTAGTGCTCGATTATAAGTTCAACAGATTTTATTTCTTTATAGCCCAGGTCAATCCTTCCATACTCGCTGTATTGGACCTGGGCGAACCGGTCATGGAATCTTGCCTCTGTGAGGGTGTACCCCGGCTCTGTCTCTATTTTCTTTCCAGAGTGCAAAGTTATTTCGAGATGCAAGTCCCGGTCTGAAGAATGGTCCTCTTCCCCAAGGTCTTCGATTAGTTTTACAAGGTCCTTGTACTCTGCCAGCTCTCTTTTCCGGTATTCGATGGGGTCTGATTTTCTGAACTTAAGAGTATTGCAGAATTTTGCAATCGTCGATGACATGTTAACTACTTCCATTGTTTTATCCTTTTAAGTTGTTATTTGTTGTCCCAAATATACGACCTTTTTCTGAAATAAAAAATTTTTTCTAAGGTTTTTTCAAACTTTTTTCTTAAAATGTTGATTTACAATGAATTATACTACAGAGAAACAATACACAATTTATTGTTTCTATGTAACATATTGTAAATGAATAACTTACACACTTCGGAAACAATAGGAACAATAATTCCCTATAAACATAGGCGCGTATCGTGCGCACGCGTGTATGGACATTCCAATAAATATATTCAGAATCACAATTTCTTACACGAAGTATATAAATTATTGTTTCTATTGTTTCTACGCCCTTCTAACACAATGCTGGCAAGTGTTCCGTGTGGAAACAATGTATTGTTTCTATTGTTTCTATTGTTTCCAACAAAAAACCCGACTGAATAATCAGCCGGGCCTAACAAATAACATTCGCCACTTTATGGAGGGTGGCTACGAAGCAGACGAATCGATATGATACACACTGCCACAATGAAAACAATTGCAAATATAAATAAAACATAATTTGGTTTTTTCTGTTCTGTGGCTTTAGTAGTAGACTTTTTTTCGGCTTCGTTGACTGTGCATCCGACAGACTTTTCCGAAATGCTCCCGGATTCGACTGAAACTGATACGTCATTTCTTTCGGATTTCGACCTTGCTATGTTTATCTGCGACACATTTACTTTTTGCCCCATTACTTCGATTTGTTCTGGCGTGCTCAAGATATATTCGACTTGGACGGCGTCAGACGATGCGATGGAAGCAGAGAAAACGGAGTCCGTTGAAATGTTCATTGTCTCCGTGGAAGAATACACAGAATCCCTTGTTATTTCATAGTTTTTTGACTTGTGCAGGACTTTCGAGTTGCAGGAAGATAAAACCAAGGCCAAAGTGAAAATAATTGCTCTATTCATATTATTTCGATTTCTATATCGGTCTGCCCCCGTAGTTTTGCCATGAGTTTTTCCATTGTTGCCCTGGAATTCAGGACCATTCCTTTGGCTTTGTTCTCCCCGACAATAATACAGCCAAGCGAATCTTGTTCCGTGTTTCCGCTGTGGATTCTTACTCCGGAGAACCCCGGAACGTCTTTCAGAAGGGGCAAGGTCTTTTTGAATTTGTCAGAAAAAGACAAGACTACTTTGTATGCGCCTGTCGGGATTGCTGTTTTCCCGTACTGTTTTTTCAAGGCTATTGCCTGCGGGCTCATTATTTGTGACAAGCCTCTGTCAGTGTCTTCAATTGTGTCACAGAAGTAACGGCCATCGACGTATAATTTCCCGATTGTGTACTCTGGCTTCTTATAGAGTCTTTTTACGAGCAGTTTCATTTTCCTGTATTTTTTCTACGATTACTTTCAATTCTTTGTTCTCGGCTCTCAGTTGCTGGATTTCGGATTTGAGTTGTGAATTTTCTATTCTCAAGTCGGTCACGTCTTGGATGAGGGTCTTGTTTTTCTCTACCAGCATGTCAATCGACCCTTGCAGTTCCGTGAGCATATTGTTGTCCCTGGACCGTTTTGCGGTTACCCACCCAACCACGCCGGTGATTGGTGCCAGGGCAAATCCGAGTATTTCGACTAAGTTTTCCATTTTTCTTCAAATATAATGTCTGTTGGAGTCTTTTTATTTTTTCTTCTGCCAATATTTCTATTACTTCACCCCTGCCACGTTGTGTCTGGACCTACTACAAATTCTCCAGAGCCATTATTTGTATAGAACTGATGATTTACAATATCGTACATTCCTGGCTTTGAGTCTGATTTGTGGTAGACTGGATAAAGGTCAATATTTACAGAACTGTCACTTACTTTGAAATATGATATGCGCATTGACCCTGGTAAATGGTCTGCGGTTCTTGAAAATATTCTCAAATTACGGTGTGAATAAATTTCCTCTCCACTTAGTGGTTGTACCAAAGAATCATTCAAATAAAACCCTTCCGGTTTTAATGATATTTTAGACCAAAGTTTTATGGGTACAGATATATTAGTTGAAAATCTTTGACTTCCTCTATCAACTAAATATGTTCCTATTATACCTATACTATAAGAGTTATTTATGTCCTCATACCAACCCCCAGAACCAAACACTCCGTCATTGCCTGTTGCTCTAAATGGATAAAACCTAGTTGTAACTTCTGTATATGTAGATGGATAGTAAGGTAAATCTATATACTGTAATCCGTTATTCTCTAAGTATTCAACCAACTGATATTCACTTGGAATAGGGCTCTTTTCAGTAGCCATCATCAACCGTCTTCTTAGTGTGCTCATATCTCTACAATTAGACCAATGTTATTCAGAATCGAAAATTGATATGTCTTACCGGCGGCAATAGTTGGAGTCCCGCCGGACCATGTGACCGTGTTAGGCCATGCCACTGTCGGAGCTGTTGGACCGGTTGTGAACTGTCCCATGAATTCGTTCGTGACGAATGGGAGTTCTGCCCCAAGAGTTGGTGCGAAAATACCTCCATCTATGGCATTGTCCCAGATGTGGAAGACGTTCGGCTTCAGTTCCGGAGACAAGTCGTATGCAAGCATGTGCTGGACTAACGGTGCCGTCGGCTTGTTCCTCGGGAGCGACTGGAATGTTCCCGGTGTTATACCCGGTGCGGAGAATCCATAGAACACTTCCGGGTGGTCGCTGTGGAGGTACAATGAAGAGTATTGGTTGACCATCGCCCCGAAAGAACCGCCGCCGTACAAAGCTTTGAAGTTGGGTGTTATCTCCTGGAAGTCCATGCTGGCTATTTCGATGGAAATGCCCTTCGTGGCCGCTGTCACCATGCTGAACATAAGGACAGCCTCACGGAATACGACTGTGTTGTGGAAATAGATGTCGACGGAGTCTTGTGCCTCAAGGTTCAAGCTCTGCCGCATGATAAGTCGTGCCCCGAAGAAGATGATACTGCACGGTGTTGTGGCCGCAAGTTGTATCGGATTATCTAAGTCCATGAGGTTTATGTCTTTCTTCAGGAAAAAAATGTACTGAATCTTGTCATAAGACTCCAAGTGCGATACAATCTGTGACAAAGAATCTACCGCAATAGGGAAATTCCCTAAGTTGTATTTATACGTGTTCTGGCCTATAGAGCCCGGGACGTCCAAGCCCTCTTGGGTCTGTGTCCGTGTCAGTTCTGATATTTTTACTCCCATATCTTTATATTGTTATCTCTAATCCTGTTTCCCCTTGTGCCGGGCTGTAATCTGTCAATAAGTCTTCGCCTGCCTCGGTCTGCAATACTCTGCCTATGACTCCGGCAAATTTACCTATTTTTTCCGACACATAGTCGAATTCTATGTCAAAATTTACGGCCGCCAAAGCCCCTTGTTCCTGCCAGGAAGCAGACCATTTGATGTGCATTGCCTCCTTGATGTTTCCGGATTTGACTTCAACGAAGTCGCTTAGCATTATGAACCGGAACACGTCACAAAGGTACTCCGGGGCCAAGACGGACAGGTGGAAGACCTTGTTCATTGTCCTCGATATTGGGCTGAATACCCCATCGACAGTCTCGCCTTCTGTTTCAAATTCATATTCCGGGTACCCAAGTTCCCCTGCGAAATAATATTTGTTGACGATGTGCCCGGTTGATTCGCTTAGCAGGATTCCCCCGCCCATTACAAGGTTCGAGAACAAATCCCATTTGATGTATGAATAGTCATATCCCTTGCCGGAAACTGACTTGACCATAGTGAATACTTCAGAATAGAACGTGTAGTCGTTGGTCGTGAGCTTCAAGTAATACTTGCCCTCGTCGAACATGTAGAACACTTCGGACGGGTCCGGGTACCAGATTATGTCAAGGCCGGCGGATGCAAAAGTGGTTGTAGTGAGCCCGGCTTGGACGAATGCCGATGTATGGTCCCCAAGGCTTGTTCCGTCTTCTTTGAATACCTCAACAGATATTGTCCTTGGTGAAATCGTTGGAACCATTATCTGGAAAGTAGGTGCACGGTCTTCCGGGACGAATAACGGGAAATCTTGGCCGTATGTTTCCGGCTTGTTCCTAAACTGCCCGTCGATTGATTGGTAGAATGGCAAAGCCGAGAAATTATTGTTTGGCGGGGTCTTGATTCCAGTAAGCCCCGATGAACTCCATAAGGTGCTTGTCTCCCCGACTCTCTTTGCAAGCGTGTCGGTGTAAAATTTAGCGTTCACAGAGACAAAATACCCTTGTGTTTGCCATTTGGTCTGGAGCTCTATTTCTTCCACGTCGTATTTATCAAGACCAATTTCAACGGTGACGAAGTCGCTCATCCGGGCGAACATAAGTGCATCGCACATCTCCTCACGGCAAACTGCCACAAACCGGTATGCCTTGCGTGAAACTTGCTTCTCAAGGAAATAATACCCTGACCTTTTTTCGGAGTCTTCGATGAACTCGTATTCAGGCATTCCTACAGATGTTGGAAAATACATAATGTTCCTGTAGTCCATACCGCCAGCCGTGTAGAATATGGTCCCGGACGCAGTCTTGAAATCTTTTGCATTTTGCCATGTAACCTTGAGGAAATTCTGGATGTCGTTCACAACGGTGAAATAATCGGAATAGTAATTCCAATTGTTGATTGTCACACGGAGGCAATAAACTCCTGGTTTGAGATTGATTCCTATGGTTGACCCGTCGAACACTACGACAAGCTTGTTGTCTACCTGGTCAAGGAATGACCGGATGTGTGGGCTGGCTTGTGACGTGTAATCCGTGTACGTCCCGGAGTCGTTCGAGTAGACAGATACGGACAATGAAGAGTATTGGTCTGTCCCTTCGATGTATGTCCGGACTTGGAATGGCAAGAACGTGTTCTTTGGGGAGAACAACGGGCAAGTCTTCTTTTGGTATGTCAACTCTTGCAATGAGTCGAAGAATCCAAGGGGTGTCAAATTATTCTGAATCATATACTAATTCTATTTCGTTGTTCCTCGAGGACAAATTTACAGATAATTTTTTAATCTGTCCATGCCCAAGGCTTGTTTTTATTGTCATTTTCGTGTCAGGGTCTTCAAAGATTGTGAAATTCACTTTCTGGACCTTGTTCTTAGCCACTCCGGAGGCAACCGTGCTTTGCCCGTTGATTATGACGTTCTTTGCCGATAAATTCCAAACCCAATACTTAGGTTGCAGGTTGCAGAATGCCATGTACCCGTTTTGGAGTGTATATGACCGTCCCTCGACTGTCATTTGTACTATGGGCAAAGTGTACCCGTCTTGCTTGTTCCCAGTCGGGGCAAGGAGAAAGAACCCTTCGTTCGAGAAATTCTCCGGGTTTACAAGCCCGAGGTCCACATCTGAACTGAAATTTGAGACGTTGACACGTTCTATGTTCCCCGGCTCCGCATAGTTGCTCACAACTTGTATCGGGAGGCCCTCGAACATGGTAGTCTCCTTGTCAGCCCATGAAAACTCGTACCTTTCCGGCATGCTCCCTTTCTCGAATGTGAATTTCCCAGTCCCGAAGGAAATTGGCTTCCAATATCGGGTTTTCAGCATCGTCAAATCTTCGCCATCGGATGGGTCGGAATAGCTCCCCCCGTTCCTGAAGAATTTGATGTGCTCTATCTTCAACTCCCCACCTTCCACATACCAGTAGCATTGCAATGTGTTCTTCAGCATGTCAAGGATTTGCCGGAGTGTCACCTTTGCTTGGCTTGCCGGTTGGTCGTATCCGCTTACGAGGATATTCGTCTTTGGGGTTATGAACAACGTCCACGGGTCTTGTTTCATGGGGTTATCCCCATACAAGAATTCAGAAAACTCAGGCGAGGCTTCATGCGTCACTTCTGGGTCTATTGCTTTCAGTAGGACGTTGATGCAAGATGCAAGCGGGAACGCGTCCTTGAGGATGAATTTCTTGTCATACGCGGTCGTGAAATTGAGTTTGCTCCAGATTGAACAGAAGTCCCACGAACCTTTTGCTATTGGCGCGATTGTCTCCCCAATGCTTGGCTGTGTCCAGTATTTCCCTTCGCTGTTGAGTCCCCATTCCGTTGGGGATTCTTGACTCCCGAACCCGAACACTATCTGGTCCCAATTAAGTATTGGATAGCAATATTTCAAATTCCCCGCCGTGCCCACCGGGTCGTCTTCGGTTATAGGGTTGGCGGATTCGTCGGCAACAAGGCGCCGGATATACACGAATGACGTCTTCATGACGAGGGCATCGGACCGGCTTGGTGCCCCTATAGGGTCTTCGAGATAATCGTCCCCAAGGTAAACATCCAGAGTCTCCGTCCTTGATACGCCCCATCCTTCAAGGTCGCTCCCGACGTATATTCTCGAGAAGCATACGATGCTGTCGTCGGAAGTCTGTCGTACTTGTATGACGTAATAGTATGCCCGCCCAAATAATGCGTTGATTGACCGGAGGTAATATTCGTTGTTTTCCGAATAATAGTAGCCATAGTATGCCCGGCCGTTCTTGTTATTGTTTGAAGCACTATTATATGTTGTGTTTATCTTCGGGTCAAGATTGCTAAAATTCCCAGTAAGAGGAAGGCTGATGTTTATCCTTGAGGGGGAGTCAACATATCCGAAATGGGCATTTATAAGGTCGTCTGCCGACGCGGTCGGGTCGTTCGCCCCGTTTTCCCAATATGTGCTGCCGACAAAGACTCCGTACGACAGGTCCCCTTTGGAATAGACTTGGATTGCAGACCTTTTTGTCATTTCAACCGGGCATATTTCTGGGGCAAGTTCTATCAAGTTGAATTCCTTGTCAATCCCCGAAAGAATCTTGGTATATTCGTCATTGCTCTTCGGCGATACGGAAAGGACCTTGTTGTCGACGTCCCATTCGCAGTCGGTCTTCGTGAAATAACAATTCTGGTATTCTTCCCATGTGCCACCGTTGTTGTATGAAATTTCTACGAGCAGCCCGAAGACTGTGTCGAATGGCTTCGTGTCTATGAAGTCGTAGTCTTCGTCCATGAAAGTCAGTTTCCCGTTGAGGTTCTTCCGGAAAAATTCTTCGCCAGATTCCTTCTCATAGTCCTTTGTGATTTCGCCATACACCGGGTTTGACACTCTTTGTTGTGTCATTTCACCGACTTTGGAACTGAGTGTAAATCTATATATTGGATTGATGTAGTACCCCATTTTCTTTTGTTTTATGGATTTATTTTTGTTCTACCTATGAAAATATAATAAATTGGGAAAAAGTGCCTCAGGACTTAAATTTTCTATCTCCTGTGGATTATCTGAGTGAACCCTTTCGACTGGCGGACGAGGTTACCCTTTCCATCTATGAAAGTCTTAGTCACATTCTGGTCCTTAATCTCTTTTATGTTCTTTTCTATGAATTTCAGGTCTGTCTTGCTCTGGGTGTTCACGACTATTGGAATCCCCCCCATCTTGCTGTTCGCGGACAAGAACTTCGATGCAAACGTGTCGTTGTTCAAGGATTTGACAACGTCCGGAATGACGGACCGGTATTTCTGGGAGCTTCTCTTGTTTATCACGGCGAAGTATTCCCCTCCTTCGGCCCTACGTCTTGTCCCGTCCGGCTTGGTTCCTAAGTCAATATCATTCCCCGAATAATGTGAGCCGCCTTGGAGCATTTCGACTGTTCCCTCGCCATAAGTCTCTGTCTTTGCCGAAGCAACTTGCGCGGCTTTTATCTTCGCTGCAAGGAATGAACTCCACATAAGTGCTATCGAAGAAATTGCCACAACCGGGACTTCTCCCCAGGCTTTCCAGATGTTTGCCGAAGCAGTGATAAGGGATGATGTTTGTTCGGCCGAGTCGATTAACGCCTTTGCCCTCTGTGCCTTCTTCTGCTCTGCCAATGCCTTGTCTTGCACCTTCTTCGCATTCTCAAGTTCCTTCTGTGCGGTCTCGACGTTGTTCGCAAGTCCCTGGTTCCGGGCTTCTACTTCTGCCTCCAGCGCCTTCTTCGCGGATTCTACCCTCGACTTGGACGACTCAACTGAAGCGGTCTTCAAGTCCACCATCGACTGGGTGTATTCTTTCACCGAGGCCGTTGCGGATTTTATGGCCATGTCAAGTGCTTGTTTTTTTTCAGATGTGAAGCTGAATCCCATCAAGTCCCAGACGGAGTCGGCCTTAGTTTCTTGCGATATGTCTTTCTTGAGTTTAAGTATCTGTATTCTCAACTGTGACACTTCCGCTTCGCTCATCTCTATGATTCCTTCCTGTGCAAGCTTCAGTCTTTTCTCCTGGTAGTTGAGTTCGGCTTCAAGTCTCAGTTTCGCCTTCTTTTCCTCGGAGCCTTTCATTTGCTCAATTTCAAGGTCTGTGGCCGATTTCTGTGCCTCAAGGTCCCGGATGGATTTTTCTTTCAGTGCTTGCTTTGTCTTTTGGTCTTGTGAATCAAGGTATGCGTTGTATTGGTCGTCGGCTTTCTGCAATTCAGAAATATATTGCAGATGTATGTTGAGCATATTTGCCTTGTGCAAAGTTTCGATTTGTTCTTTGGTCAGGCCAGATATTTTCATTTCGGCCAACTGCTTGTTGTACCTCTCCATCTCTTGGTCTATTTCTTCCTGCGACCATTTCCCAAGCAGACGGGTCTGCTCCGTGTAATATGCTTCCTCGTCTTCCTTCATGAATTCGAGCGATGCTTTCTCGTTTGTCCGGATTTTCTGGGTGATTTCGTTCCGTGTGCTGATTCTGTTCTGTTCTCTCTTCTCTGCTTCCTGGTTGGCTTTCTCTGTCGCCTTGGCTGCATCCTGCCTTGCTTTTTCCGCCGCCTTGGCTTCGTCTTCGGAATGCTTTTTCTCTGCTTTTGCAAGGTCCCCCCGAGATTTCTCGGCCTTTGCGTTGGCATCTATTATCTTAGTATTTATCTCGTTGACGGCGGCGGCAAGTTCGTCATAGTTTGCTTCGGCCGCCTTCACGTCTTCTTCGCTTGTGTTCCCGGCACCAATCCGGAATTTCTCCTTTGCATCTTCCCAAGCCTTCTTTGCCTTCCCGACCCGTTTGGTGTAAGCTTCCAGAGTCTTAGTCTCTCCGGCTACGATGTCCTCCTGCGTTTTTATGTCATTGTTTATGTTCTTGATGATTTCCCCATATCCGAGTTCTTCCTCCCGGTTTGAACGGACTGCCGAATTGTAGGACTCCCGGGCATTTGCAAGATTCTCATAGGACTGTTTCAAGTCGTCTGCGGCTTTCTTCGACCTTTCGTCAAGGTTTTGCACCGACTCGGCTGCATCGTCGCTTGCATCTTTCATAGATATGAGTTTTTCTGCCACAAACCCGAGTGCCACAAGCAGTGCCCCGATTCCGGTAGATATGAGGGCGGCTTTGAATCCTTTCATCGAGAAAGTTGCCTTCTCGGTTGCGGCTGCCGTTGTTTCAGTCTGTTTTGCCAGAAGTTTCTGGGACAGTGCGTTTATCTTCACCCGGAGGGCCGAATCTTTATTGAGCGCGTTTGCAACGGCCTGGACTCCGTTCACAAGGGCTATAGCTTCCTGGAGTTTTTTCTGGGCTTTCTGTACTGATTCCGTACTTGCCCCGAACATGCTCATGGCGGAGGTTGCTATGGCAAACCCACCGGTGGCCGCGCTGGCTGCCCCGAGCATTGCATCAAGGTTGCTTGTGTCGCTTGCCATGTTTTTAATGGTCGAGTTAGTGTCGTCCATTGTGTCTCTGAGCTCCCCAGCTTTCTTAAGGATCTCGGCATATTGCTCAGTATTCTCTTCCCCCCTGAGTTTCATTTGCTGTAGGGCGAGTGTCATTTCCTTCAACTCTGTTCTAAGGGATTTTCCGGCAAGCTCGTAGTTTCCGACTTGGAGCGTGTACTTCCCGGTGGCTTTCTGAAGCTCGTTCATTTTCTCGTACAGCTCATCGGCTTGTTTTACCATCTTTTGGCCTTCCGCGGTGTTCTTACGCTCTTCTTCGTTCATCTGGTTCAATACCATCTTCAGACGGGAATATTGGGCTGAAAGTGCGTTGTAAGACCCGGCCGCCGAGTTTGCTTCTTTGGCTGCAAGCTTGTTCAGGTTGTTCTGTTCCCGAGTTGCTTCTTTCAGTTCCGCGATGTTCTTAGCGGCCTCGCTTTCAGCAAAGGCCAATTCCGCTTGGGCCTTCGCCAATTTCTCGGCTTCTTTGTTCGCCGAGGCTATGGCATTACGCCCTTCGCTCGTAGCCCCGCTCATCGTCTTCATTGACTCGTTCAGAGATACTGCGGACTTTTGGACAAATTGCAATGCACTGGAAATTTCGTCAAGCTGTTTGACCAACTTCTCCAAAGAATCATCTGGCGAAATTAAGTCTGAGTATTTGATCGGGTTGTTGTTGTCCATGTCATTACTTATTCTGTTGGAATAACTCGTAAGCGTTGTAGAACTCCAACGTAGTCATTTCCTTAGGTTTCACGTTAAATCTGCCAGACAAATATACACAAATATTTTCAAAATTTCGGTCGTAGTTTACTTCAATTCCGTCTTTCCCCGAGAATATTTTTGGCGCGGAGAAAGTAAGAAGCTTCGTGTCTATTTCTTCGATGCTTTGTTTGTTTGCTCCGGGGTCCGGAGAAACAACGGACCGGAGGAGGGCAGAAGCCCTCTTTTTAAGCAAGTCATAGTATTCTTTAGTCTTGCTGTTGTCGAACAGGTTTGGAAAATACGAGTCAAGTTCGCTCGTTAGTTTTTTTTTAAGACCTTCGAGTTCGCCGTCCATTTCTTTCTTCGGTATTCCGGACAAGATTCCAAAGACCGATTCTATTCCACTGTCCGAGTTCCCTACGTCCTTTCCGTCTATGCTTTTGACCAGGCAGCAGAATGACCTCGTCTTAGGGTTGAGCTCCGTGAGCACGAAGTATAAATTCTCCCGAAGGTTCTGTATTTCTTTCTGCAAGTTCTCAAAGTCTTTTTTGGCCGAATACCGGAGAATCTTCTCAAAGTGCGTGTCGACGTCGCTCATATCCGAGCCAATCCCGCAGTCAACCAATACATATTTGTTGAACTTATGGAACCGGACAATCGGGAGCTCGTCGATTGAGTCATACAGTTCTACTTTGTGCTTTCCTATTTTTACTTGTCTCATTTCAGAAGAAATTTTGCGACCGGTGTTGCCACGAATGGGCATACGGCCACATAACAATCCCTGGTAAATATAAACAATAAAACTGAAATAAGTACGCACACCCACCAGGAAAGACAAAAATAGCAGTTGAAAAGCCGGTTCACAAATTCCGGGAATCTGTCTGCATTTACCTGCATGAGCTCGATAAAGCCCCATTTGTGCATCAAAGTGACTGCAAATGCCGAAAGGCATGCCACTGTCATTGAAATGAAAAAAAGTTCTACCATCATAATGTTTCGCAATTAGATTTCAAAATAAGTTCGCCCTCGAACCGGAATCCGCCGAAAGGTGAGATCATGAACTGGTTCTCCACCTCGTCTATAGTATAGTTCGTCCAAACATTCTCCGCACGTTCGTAGACTCTGCCAATCGAAAATGACCCGTTCTTCAGGAACACCTTGTTGTTCAAGAAGTTCAAAATATCATGTTTTACAAGCTCTGAATTCCTTTGGCCATAATAATCATAGATTGACCTGAAATCGAGCCACACGACTAAAGAAAACGTGGTCCTGTACAAGATTTGCCGGCCTGCATGGTTCAACTCCGACTGTTGTGGGTCATGGAGGTAGAAGAAGCAGTAGTTCCCTTTGTTATCATCCGGAAGAACTTGTATATATTCGTCTCTGTTGAAAAAGTAGTTCGGAGAATAATATCTTTTTCCCTTTATTACGTTGCATACCCGTTCGGTCTTCCCGAACACTGAGTCAAGCCATCCGAAGTTGCTTGACAGGGCTTGGGCAATGTCATATATTGCACCATCAGCCAAAACCCCTTCTTTGAAAAATCTGTTCATAATGTCTGTCTTATTCTTTCGATCAATTCTGGTAGTAGTATTTCTCTTGCAACATACGACTTGTTTTCATCGTTCAGTCCGAAGATTTGCTTGCCGTATTTGTCCACGAGTTCGTCTCTTTTCCAATCGGTTGCATCAATCTCGAATCCGTCATTGTCTACCTTCAAGACAAATGAAGCATGGAAGTCCCCTGTGTCCTTCAATGTCACCTGGTCCCAAGGCTGGTTCTTCATTTCCTTGATTCTGACAGTCAGCGGGGCGTAAGGCATGTAGTCCATGATGTCCACACCAAGTGCGTTCTGACCTTTCTGGAACAATTGGTCGTTGCTGTTCAAGTCGCATATCTCGGCCTCGTTCTTCTCGATGATTTCTTTCGGCCAATACCCTTCCTGTATGCCGGATTTGACTTTCAAGGCATTGTCTCTCAATTGCAATATGGAAGCAAGCCCGGCCATCAGCAAGTTGTGTATTTTACGCCATGGTTGTTACAGCTCAGACAAATCCGGTCAATGCCCCGTGTGTCCAGGCTCAAAGCCTCATAGGCTTGTTTGAGTTCGAACCCGAGTCCGCTCGACTGGCCGTCGGTCTTTCCGTCAAGCTCGTACAAGATTTCCGTCCTCGACACGTTCAACTGGCTCCGGTTCACTCTTACGTCCGGGTTCATCGCCATTGTCCGGAGGATGTTGGCTGCTACTTGTCTTTGCAAGACTGTAGCAAACAAATCTTTCTGCATGACTATGAAGTCGGTCAAGTCGCATCCGACCGAGGCCTCGCAGTTGAGGCCGAAGTTCTGGGTGACCGTGTATACGTTCTCCCTTATGTCCCACATCTCCGGGAATTCTTCGAACGTTGTCGGAGCTTGATGTCGGAACGGTGAAATTTGCATGTATTTCGTAAGTGAACGCCAAGAATCAAGGCTCCCGGTATTGCATGAACTGCATGGCTCTTTTGACCAATCCTTCGAAGTGTTTATGGCTGTCATTCCAGTTGGGAGTTCATCTTGGTTGTAGCAAAGGTACCAGCAACCCCCAGAGTCATTCTGGTCTGAGATATATGGCAGAAAGCAGTCGTCAAGGTCAAACCATTGAAAACCCCCGTTTGTCTTAGTGTACTCCAAATCGAATACTTTTACGGGGTCTACCTGTGACGAATGGAAGAGATATAGCCTTACTATTCCGGTCCCGCCTGTAAACTGGAGCCCTACTCTCCCAATCTTTGCCGTGACCCCCAACGACCTGACCGGGACAATCTCGAACCCGACGACTTTGTGGTTGTTTGGAACGAATGCGGAAAGCCGACCGGCCCCGTCAAAGAATGTCCTTCTTTCAAGCATGGTCTTCGTCTCTTCTTTCAAAGATTTCATCTGAAGGAAAGTCTGGACCATTTGGGCGATCCCGGACTTCGTAAGCTTGAGCAAATAAGAAGAAAGTGGGTTATATGTTGACCAATCGTCTGAACTTCCGGGCTCTTGGCCTTTCGAATCTGACAGAGCTTCCCAAATTTTGCAGTCATATTTGACTCTGTCGCCATTATGATATTGCTTTCCTTCGCCCCAGTCCTCGAACTGGTTTGGGTTGATTTCCGGAGCAATCGAAGCTATATTCCTCAAGGTCAGCATCGGGTGGGCATTCTGATAGAATAGCCCGCTTTCAGACCGTGTTAAGTTCGGGTCTATATGAAACTCGGGGCTGTCAGGCTGTTCCCATCCTACAAGTCCCAAAAGTTCTGATTGGATTTTATCAATTCGAATCATGTTATTGTGTTTTTGTTTGTAAAAAAAAGGGACGGGTTTTTAAGACCCATCCCTCAGTCTATGGAATTGTTCTTTTATCCCACTGTCACTTGGCATTCGGCCGAATATTCTTGGCCATCCACTGTCATTGTTGCAGTGATTGTGCAAGGGCCTGCAGTCAAAGGAGTTACTACCCCGTTTGCCACTGTAGCCACTGTGTCATTGCTGGACTCCCAAGAAACTACGAACGCATTTGGCGTAGTCGTCGCTGTTAGAGTTGCTGTTTCCCCTGCAGCCGTCAAAGTCAAAGTCCCTTTGTCAAGGCTGATTGTGGGGATGACTGGTTCAACGGGGGTTACGGGTTCAACCGGGTTGAAGTCTGCTGCATTTGCAACATATACCGGCATTGCAACTGGCTGGTTCTTAGCAGGAGAGTCGATTTCCGCCATGATGATTGGGTTTGCGACTGTCTCTGGATTGCTGTTGTAAGCTACCAAGAATGCCACGTCTACTGAGAAGCCGAAGTATTCTTTTACTGCGCAAGTCAAATCGGCAGTTGCTGCCCCTGAAATTGCGGATTGGTTTCCTACTTCAGTCTTGTAGTGGACGCCTACTGGTAGATTGATATAAGGCAAGCGAACTACGTCCCATTCGTTGAAGTTTGCTCTTGTGCGGCGTAAAGCCTCACGGTCGACACGTGTCAAGACTCCGACGTTTCCATCTTCTACTGCGAAGAATGTCCCGTTCTTGCCCTCGTTGTTCACGATGTTGTTCGTGTAGTGGAGAATCTTGCTATCGAACTCCAATCGCTTGTTCACGTCATTATAAATGTCATGCTGAGCGAGTTTTCTGACCAAAGAATCTACTCCGGCGTTTCCGATGATGTGGAGGATTCCCGGATAGTTGTTGGCACGCATAATTGGGTTCGTGTCGCCAAGGATTTCCGTAGCCATCTGGATTGGGACTTGGATGACGTTGCCCGATTGCTGGTACTGCAAAAGATCGTTGAATACCTGTGTCTTGTTTGCCGAAAGGGCTGCGATCGCACCTTGGTCAAGCGCTGTTGCCAATGCACGGACGATTTTCTCCATCTTTCGATTGAAGTCGTGGTCGTAGTCAATTTCGTTGTTCATGTACTGAGCAGGAACCATTGTGAATCCTACGGCGTAAGTAGCCCAGACTATGGAGTACAAAGCCGAAGTGTTCTCGTCGTCTTCCACCGTACAAGTACGAGTGTTGCTGACTGTCACGTCACCGTCGTAGTTAATTACTGGAATTTGGACCGTGTTGCCCATAGAGGCAAATGCACGTTCTCTCAAATTCGGAGAAATGATTGAGTTTGGAGCCTCGGTCTGTTGGGTAAAGAAGTCCAATGCCCCGTACTCACGTGGGCGAGCCATGTTTTTGTCGAACTCGGGGTTCTTAACTCGCCAATCCTGAAGTCTTGTTGCAATTAAGCTCATAATTCTGTTGTTTTATATTGTTAATAGTTTTGGCTCACCCTTTGCCGTTTGTTTCTTTTAGTTTATCGGAAGGCTTGACACGTTGTTGTCCGCCCAAGCCTTGTCCATTGCTTCCTGGAACTTGTCTGACCCGTTCGTGAGCCCTTGCTGCATCAATGCAGTAGCAATGAAGTCTTGGGCTTCGGAACGTGTACGGGCTCCGGAAATGTCGATTGTAAATGCTCCGTCCCCGGCTCCGCCTGCTGGTGGCGTCTGTGAACCGGTCCCTGTTGCCTTTCTTCCCTCGTCCAATACACCCATCGATTTCAGTTCTTTTGTAATAAGTTCTGAGGCCATGAATGGCTTGAGCTGGTTCTCCGGGTTCCGGAATATTGCCCCGGTGGAATCCTTGAAAGCAAGGATTTTCCCGTCCTGCCCGTTGTCTATGAATTCGGGGTTCATTCCTTTGACTTTCGCCAAAGTCTGTTCCAGAATCAGAGAAGTGACTCCGGCCGGCAAATCTTTCTTGAACTGAAGGCCTGTGGAAGCTTTAGAAAGCTCGTTGGTGATGTTCACGTCAAGCAAGTCTTTTGCATGTTGTGCATTCGATTTTTCAAAATTTTTCTTCAGGTCGTTGAACTGCTTAGTCACAGCAGAAAAGTCCGCTTTCGCTTGTTCAAGCTGTTTCTTCAGTTCGTCGTTGCCTTGGCCCGATTTGATTGCTTCTTCGAGTCTCTGCTTTTCAGAAGTGAGTTCTGCGATTTTAGCATTCAACGGCTCTACAGATTTCAATTGAGATTTCAGTTCACGTGCGGCACGCTCGAGATAATTATAAGTCTTCTCGTCTCCGTTTCTTGCGATTCCGGTCTCTTTGGCTATTGTAGCATCGAGGTTCTGGTATACTTCGGAGAATTTGGCTCCAATCACGTTGTTCTCGTCATTCTGGGACAGAGTGACAAGGATGTTCAACTGTTCGTCTGTGAGGCCTTCCAAGCCTTTGTTCGATTTGATGATTTCTTTTGTTATCATAATTCTTACCCTTTGAAATTATTGTTCGTTTTTGTTGTTTTTATTGCCTCTGCTTGACTTTTGTTGTTTTGCCAATGTTTCTTCAAGTTTCTCCTCAAATTCGGCTTTCTGCTTAGCCAAAGCGCTTGCTACGACTTTGTCTACATCTGCCTTTGTCATTCCGGTCTGATTGGACTTTTGGGCCATCATCGCCTTGACTGATTTGAGGTAGTCTGTCGGGTCATGCAGAACTTCTACTGTATATCCCTGAAGCTTAAGGTTTTTCAACACAACCGTCTCGAATTCCTTCTTCCCGAACTTCTGAATTCTCGGAGTCGACAAGAAGGAGCCATTCGACTGAGAATGTCGCTCAATCTCTATTTTGCAGTGGTACACATGTCTTTCATTCTGCGGGACTAGGTAATTGTCCTTTGTTACTTCCCGCACTCTTACGTCTTTCTGACGTCCGTCTTCAGTTTTTACTAACATATTCTTTGAGTTTTTGGTTTATCGTATTTATTTTCTGTGAGTATGGGACAGAGCTTGCAAATTCTACTATGTCCATATTTTCCCGTTCGAACCGGTTGACAAGATTTGAAAAGCCGAGCTTTATCAGGTATTCTTCTTCCGATATAAGCCCATCTTTGAATAATTCTTTCACTTCTTCCCTTGTCAAATGGCGGTAAGGCTCAAGGTCGGAGAAGAGCATCATCCTCTTGAGCTGTTCCGGGTCGTTCCGGTATTCGGTCGCTATTATTTTCTTGTGCAATGCGTCAAGCTCAGATTCGCTGCTTCCGGACTCTTTTGCCGCCTTGTACTGAGCCCGGAGTTCGCTCACGTTATACAGGTAGAAGTCTGTCCCCAGGTTAATGTAGCATGACAGGAAGTTGTCCCCATAGCGGAGTTTGCAGACTACGGAATCAACCCAGGCCATCGCCTCCTCAAACCCTTTCTTGACTCTGTTCAAGACTGTCGTCTGGCTTTCGAAGTTCGCCAAGATTTGCTGTTCGTTCAGTGCGTCCTTGGTAATTATTTCTTCGTTCGTGCCTACTACGGAAGTGATTATCTCGGTCCGGAGCCTTTCAAGCTCTTCTTTGTTGTAGTCGAGTGAATTTCTGTCGACTGAAAGCATTTGGACCGGGTTCTTCAAGTCCGGCTGTCCTGATTCAGGAATTGGTACTTCGACAAAAGACCCGGCTCCGATAATTCTCTTCTTTCCGCACTTAGGGCAAGTCATAAGAAGTCCTGCCGAGTCGAACAGATAGTTCCCCTGTCTGTTTCGGAGGAACCCCCCATCGCAGTAGTCCCCGCTTTCGTCGTTGTGGAAGTCGCAGTCTTGGGCATACCCGGAATAGATTGGGTATGAGCCGTACAAATCTAGATGTCGTTTGGAAATTGCGTAGAACAAATACCAATCGAGCGAATCCAATACTTTTGTCACAGGGGAAAGCTTCACATCCGGTGATTCTAAAGAGATCGACTCGTTCCAGAAAAACTTCGCCGGGCAGAACCCCAAGTCATGGGGGCTTTCGTGCTCGAGCGTTTCTATATTAGTCTCGCCCTTGAAGACCCGGTAAGATGTGTCGTCTATGACACAAATCCGGTCTTTACCCTGGTGGAATATAAGCCATTTCATTCCTCCGATCTTCCGGTCGACTTCATAGTTGATTACGTCAGCGATTGGGAGCCAATAGAAGTATGGTTCCGGGAATTCGGATTCTTGTTCCCTTGGCAAATCTACTATAAGCACCGAGTTAATCTCGGACTTGAAGAATTCCCACCCTTTAGTCTGCCAGACTGTTGGCTCTTTCAGTTTCTCAGTCCGGTACCAAGCAAAGTCGTCTTTGAATTCGCTTGCCTTGAACTGGTAGGAGTAGATTGGATTTTTCCCCTCGAATATACGGCTAAGCTTGTCGAAGCATATCGAAGTCACTTCGTTTGTCTTGACCGGGAACCGGAAAAGAGTCTTGAACATCTTTTCCTTGTCCTTTGGCAGAAGATTATGCACGAATGCGAAGAAATCATTCACCGGTTGGGAAAGGCACGGAGTCAGTCGCGTCTGAACATGGAACTTGATTCGGTTCTGCTGCAGAGTCGCAAGGCTGATTTCAGAGCGTTTCTTCGGCTCATTTATCTTCTTTCGTATGTCTTCTAACAATAGTGCCATCTATGTATTCGAATTCAGAATTTTTTGGTAATTCCCAGCCGCCGTTGTTTCTCATAGAAAGCAAATTCTCTGCATGTTCAACAGAGAATTCGCGTTCATAGCCCCATTGTGGGCAGACGAGTACAACCTCGGATCTTTTTGAATTCTTTGCCATCTTACAAATCTGTTAATGGGTTGAAGTCTGTTGGAGTGACGATTTTCAAGCCGTCCGAATAGTTTGGTGCAAACGACCAAGAGATTTGGTTGCTGTCCGGAGTTTCAAGGCCGCCGTGGGCTTTGTCCCCGAGGAACAGTGAACGGATTGGAATTGGGTAGAACGTCGTCACCGTCGTCTTGTCTTGGATAGCCTCAATTTGCCCGTTCTCGTTGATTAGGTACACGCCAAGGTTCCCGGCTGCCGCCTCGCATTGCAGTTCCTTCATAGCCTCAATCACGTTTTGTGGCTGCTGACGGATTTGTGCTGTGAACGTAGTAGGCTCACGGCCGATGATTACCTCTTGGCCGCCCAAAGTTTCGTTTCCGCCTCCGAACGTTATCGGGGCTCCAGCTTCTGAAGTAGGTGCCTCTACATAGGGTGATATTACCATCTTAGTTCCGTCTAACGCTGATTTCAACGCAGTCCATGAAGCCAATACACCTATTGCAGCCGTTGAAGTGAAGCTGTTCTTCACGCCGGCTGCAGAGTACAGTCTTTGGAATGCCACCTTCTGAATTTGCCCGAATGACTCAGAGCATTGTGCAACCGGTATAGTCGGAAGAGATGCTGCTGCAGGGCATGAACATACTTGTGCCATAGTTTCTACAATTTAATAAATTTACAATATTTTAGCGAAGCAAATATACAAAAGTTCTTTTAATTCCGTACACGAATTCCGGAAATTTTTTTATTTAGGGACTTGCTAAGTTTCTTTGTCGCAATGTACCTCATCGCATCGATTGCATGGTTGAATGCGTCGACCGGTCCATTCAGAACTTTCCCGGAGCTGTCCTTGGCCCACATGTACTGCCTCAATTCCCTTATAATATTCGTGCTTCTCTTGGTGACGTACATCACATCTTGTTCCTGGAGGACCCCAATCCCGAACAGGATTGAGTCTTTTCCTTTCTCCGCTGGTTTGACTGAGAACCCATATTCGTTGATTTCTGCTATCGATTTCGGTTCCGCAGATTCAGCGATGATGGTCGACCATTGTGCAAGTCCTGCAGATTTCATCATCGAGGCTATGTCCCCATTTTTGAGTCCCCTCCGGTAGATTACCTCATCCCAATAGATATGGCCGTCATATTTGTACATTGCTACAAGGGCAGTCGGGTCGTTCGTGAATCCGAAGTCCATACCATACCCGAGGATTTCTGCATCTTTTGGGATGGCGTCTACCTGCTCCCAGTTTTCGAAGATTATTCCCTCGAGAGTTCCAACAAGCCCGAGGCCATATACTCTCCACCAATTGTGCCAATAGAAGTTCTTTATGTTCCCTGGTTCAAACAAGCCGGAATCCGGGGACAAAGAAGCATCGTAGTATGCTTTTTCCCTTGCTTTCTCGATTTCCTTGACTATCGAGCCTGACAGGGCCTCGTTGTCCTTATATGACAATACCAGTTCGGAAAAGTCTTCGTCCTCCCCGGGCTTGAGCTCCGTGTGGTACCAGAATTCGTGGGATGGATTGAAGTCAAGCCATATCGTCTCTGAGGTACGGATTGCAAGCTGGTGGTATGTGTTGAATTCTATGTTGTTGCACTCGTTGATGTAGAGGATCTTCCTCCTTGGGCCTCTGACCTTCGACTCCTGGTCGGCCGAGAAGAATTCAATATAAGAGCCGTTCGCGAACGTGTATGTGAGCAAAGTCCTGTTGTAGTGCTCATCGTCGTACCGGCCAGTGACTTTCATGATTGACAGAAAATCCTTCAGCGCCCCTCGTCTAAGGTGCGGGACTGACTCTGACACGACAGAAATGTCGAGGCCTGGTCTTTTTACGGCTTCATTTATAAGGATCGGGAGAATCCCGTAAGTCTTCCCGGCGCTTGTTCCCCCAGGGACTCCACGAATCCGGGAATCCATCCGGCGGAGTTTCTTGACCGCCGTAGTATAATAGAACCCCTCCACAGATTTTACAATATTTGCCATCTTATATGTCGTCGCCAAACAAAGGTTGCTCTGAAGTCACCTTGACGTCTTTCTGTTCTGCAAGGCCAAGCTCCCGGGCGATTATGCTGGAGTTGAAGATTCCGACTGCGGCCCCGTTGAACTTCTGCGTGTACATGATTGCGTCAATCTGGCTAACGATTTCTTCAAACTCTGAATAACGTCCCTCGAAGTTGTAACGGTAATACTTCAAATTGACCAAGCCGATCTTCTCAGTCAGGAAAACGTTGAATCCTTCCCACGTGTACGGGGCATGCACGCCTATTTCTATAATTTTCCCGGCTTGCTGTCCGGACTTGATGAAGTCTTTTTTGAGAATTACGTCTTTCTGGCTTCGCTCAAAATACAGGCATGCCATCTTCCACATAAGTTCCGGCGTCAGCTTTTTAGGTCTCCCGATTTTCGGCACCTTCTTAGACCTTTGCTCCCAGTACCCTGGCTCCCAAGGCTCAAGATTTCCGTTTTTTCCTGCCATATCAAAATATGTTGATTCTTGGGCAAATATACAACATTTTCTGCAAAAATAGCCCGGGAAACAATAGAAACAATAGAAACAATACATTGTTTCTCACGCAAACTCAACGCCAGTAAGGGTTTAGGCGGGGTAGAAACAATAGAAACAATAATATATATACTTCGTGTGAGAAAAACAAAAATACACATAGGAGATGATGCATAGCACGTACGCGTGCGATACGCGCCTATGTTTATAGGGAATTATTGTTTCTATTGTTTCCGAATGATGTAAGTAGTTGGTTTACAATTAATTACTGAGAAACAATAAATTGTGTATTGTTTCCGGTTTTCGCGTACGTGCACCCGGGCACTTGTTTATTCATAAACAAGGCCTACGCGTACGTGCTCACGCAAGCCGTCAAGGTTGCCGTCCTTGTAGGTTTCTCTTGACCACAGCTCACCATTAATGCGCCAAATCTCGCACAGACCATCAAGGTTGCCGTTTTTATAATTTGCTCTTGAACACAGTTTACCGTTATCATACCAACTCTCACGCAAGCCGTCAGGGTTGCCGTCCTTGTAGGTTTCTCTTGTCCACTGCTGACCGTTATCATACCAAACCTCGCGCAAGCCGTCAAGTTTTCCGTCTTTGTAGTTTGCTCTTAATCTAAGTTGACCGTTATCATACCAAACCTCGCACAGACCGTCAAGGTTGCCGTCCTTGAAGGTTTCTCTGTATGATTGTTGTCCGTTTTCAAACCAAAACTCAAACAGACCGTTAAGTTTTCCACCTTTGTATGTTTCTCTTGTCCGCAGTTGCCCATTGACGTGCCAAAGCTCAAGCAGACCGTTACGTTTTCCGTCTTTGTAGTTTGCTCTTGACCTCCTCTGACCGTTACTAAGCCAATCCTCAAACAGACCATTAAGTTTGCCATCCTTGTAGGTTTCTCTTGATTCAAGTTGACCATTATCATACCAAGTCTCACGCACACCCTCACGTTTTCCGTTCTTATAATTTGCTCTTGATTGTAGTTTACC